AATGGTTATTCAGTAATTCAACCAACATCGGCAAATCAACCTACGTATACAGCAAATTTATTGAATGGAAAGGCTGGCATATCATTATCGAATACTTCTTGGTTATATCAATTTGGTAATAATATGCCAAATTTTACTAGTTCGTCTGCTATGAGCGTATTTTGTGTTGTTAGAAATGATACATCTCTTCCGGCAAATGGTTGGAGTGTAGTTAATACGATGTGGTTTAATCAATCGAATAGTGGAACTATTTATCGATATCATTTGTCGTTTAATAATGCTACAACAACAGGCGTTGCATCCGTAGATAATACTCTTACAAAAATTAATCAAAGTACAACAGTTGGTTATGGCGCAAATGCAATTATTGGGTTGAGTTGGTCAACAACTAGTGGTCTTATTTATGTAAATGGAAATACTGCCACATTTTCAGGACAAACATTAGTAAATGGAAATACTTCATCACTTATGTTTAATATTGGTGATGCTAGACAAGCAAATTATATGAAAGACATTGTTATCTACGAATTGATTGGGTTTAATACTCAATTAACCACCTACCAACAACAACAAATAGAGGGTTATTTGGCGTTGAAATGGGGACTACAGACTAATCTACCAAATACTCATCCTTATTATTTTTCCTCAAATTCATTAGCATTAACATCTTCCTCAAAATCATTAGCATTAACATCTTTAACTCCAAATATAAAACTACCCTATTTTTCACCAAAAGACATAAATGGTTGCGCTTTATGGTTCGACGCAGCTGATTCCACTACAATTGTTCAATCGGCTTCAAAAGTCAGTCAATGGAACGATAAATCTGGGAATGGTTATTCAGTAATTCAACCAACATCGGCAAATCAACCTACGTATACCACAAATTTATTGAATGGAAAGGCTGGCGTCGTATTATCGAACACTTCGTGGTTATATCAATTTGGTAATAACATGCCGGCTTTTACTGGGTCGCCTGCTATGAGCGTATTTTGTGTTGCTAGAAATGATACATCTCTTCCGGCAACTGGTTGGGGTGTAGTTAATACGATGTGGTTTAATCAATCGAATACTGGAACTATTTTTCGATATCATTTGTCGTTTGATAATGCTACAACAACAGGCGTTACATCCATATATAATACTAATACAATATTTAATCAAAATACGACAGTTGGTTATGGTGCAAATGCAATTATTGGGTTGAGTTGGTCGTCGACTAGTAGTCTTGTTTATGTAAATGGAACTACTACAACATCTTCAGGACAAACATTAGTAAATGGAAATACTTCATCACTTATGTTTAATATTGGTGATTCTAGACAAGGAAATTATATGAAAGACGTTGTTATCTACGAATTGATTGGGTTCAATACTCAATTAACCACCTACCAACAACAAAAAATAGAAGGTTATTTGGCATGGAAATGGGGACTACAGACCAATTTACCAAGCACACATCCTTATTATTCTTATCCGCCAACAACAAATACACCATTATATAATCCGGTTTCAATTCCGGGGTGTTTATTATGGTTAGATGCGGCAGATAAAGGTTCTCTCGGATTGTTTTCTTCTACTACTCCCATTTCAGTTACTATTCCAAATTCCACGAATGCGACTTCTTATAATTGGACGAATGGTTCTATTAATTGGACTTCGAGCGCAAGTAGTTATCAAAATACTTCATCAGGAGGTGCTCTAAATTTATATCCGTATTATTTATTTAATAATGGTACTCCATCTCTTTCGAATCGTTGGGTTAGTGCGAATTCATCCGGCAATTATTCTACTTCAACTCGTGCATATACCGGTAGTGCAAGTACTACAGTATTGAATTCTGTCGGAACGGTTAATGGTGATTGGGTACAAATACAATCAAGTGTGCCAGTAATTATGAATAATTTTACATTTTCGGCATTTAGTGCTAGTGCAGCTGCATATTGTGAATTGCCCGGTACATTTTACATATGTGGTTCGATTGATGCTACAAATTGGTATCCATTAATATATATTAATTTCACAGGAACTCAAATCTCATCCGGTCAGGTATCACCCGAATATATCATTCGAACAAATGCCACTGTAGGAACTCAATCAATAGGAGGAATAACAGGAATAACATGGACAAATAGTAATGGAACATATCAAACTTGGGGAAATGGAGGTTCTAGCTATACTTATTTTAGATTAATAACTACTTATATGATGGGTACTTTAACAACTAGTGGTACCAACGATGGTTGGTTATCTCTTGGAGCATGGACTCCATATTTTACTTTAGTTTCTGCTCCCATTTCGACATCAGTTTCTTCTTTTAGTTGGGTCTATAATGATATTAATTGGAAAGCTAGTGCAAATAGTTATCAAAATACTTATCAAGAGGCGTATCCATATTCTTTATTTAATAATAGTACTCCGACTACTTATAATCGTTGGGTTAGTGCTAATGCATCAGGGAATTATTCAACTTCAACGCGTGCATATACCGGTACTGCAAGTACAAAAGTATTAAATTCTGTTGGAACGGTTAATGGTGATTGGGTACAAATACAATCAAGTGTCCCACTAATTATGAATGATTTTACACTTTCTTCATGGTATCCTGGTGGAGGAGGCGGATATAGTGAAATGCCTGGTACGTTTTACATATGTGGTTCAATTGATGCTGATAATTGGTATCCATTAATATATATTAATTTCACAGGAACACAAATCTCATCGGGGTTAATATCACCCACATACACTATTCCAAAAACTATAACAGCGGGAACTCAATCAATATCAGCAATAACATCAAATAGTAGTGGAACATATCAAACGTGGGGAAATGGCGGTAACAATTATACTTATTTCAGATTAATAACTACTTATACGATGGGCAATTTAACAACTGGTGGTAGCAACGACGGTTGGTTATCTTTTGGAAAATGGACTCCTAATTTTACTACTCCGTCATCTTATGTATCTCGGTGGAATGATAAATCGAATTCAGGTTATGATATGGTGCAGTCTATTAGTACTTCGCAACCGGTATATGGAACAATGTCGAATAGTAAACCTGGGTTAAATTTGGCAAGTGGTAAATATATGTCAAATACTACTATTGCTTTTCCAACCAATTATTCGATTTTTGCTGTTGGGTATGTAGGTTCTACGACAGATTGGGCACGTTTATTAAGTGGTGCCACAAATATTTATCTGGTTTTTGGGTCTGGGCCGAGTGGTGTTAATTTTTCTACATTTCTAGGTAATGGTACTAGTTGGAATGATTATATCGACAACTCTCCAACAAATGCAAATACTAGTCTATGCTTAATGGAAATGACAAATAACAATACAAGTACCGGTTTAATACCATACTTTAATGGAACAGCTCAAACAGCAAAAAATGGAGCAACGGTAGCATTCACAGGATTGAGTATTGGTGCTTGTGTTTATCAAGGAGGTTTAACCACTCAATATTGGAACGGTTATGTAGCGGAAATCCTGATTTTCAATAGTGTATTAACGACAACACAACGCCAATATATCGAGGGTTATTTGGCGAATAAATGGAGTATTCAATCTAGATTACCATCAAATCATCCATATTACAAAATTACACCACCTACATATAATCTATTTACACCAAATTCTATTAATGGATGTATATTATGGTTAGATGCCGCAGATAATAGTTCAATTGTATTTGGTACGATAACACCAAATTCAACTGCAGCTACTACTGCTTCCTGGACAAATAACGGCATTACTTGGACTGCGAGTGCATCAGAAAATACGAATTCTGGTTGTATGTATTATTCTGCATTTAATTTTAGTAGTTATGTTACAAACGGAGACGCAGGTGCAGCTCTTGGTTGGCAAAATGGTAATATTAATGGTACTACGTCTTGGAATTATAACGGGACTGGTTCTACTACTTATTATATAAATAGCACAACTACAAATACTAAATCTGGTGGTTGGTTACAAATACAATCGAGTACACTAGTAATGTTAAATAGTTACACATTTACATGTCCAGGAGGTAATACTGGTCCTTTAATAGGACGAATACCAGGAAAATATACAATAGTTGGTTCAACTAATGGCACAACGTGGTACAACCTAGTTGACGTAATCTTCTCTGGATTACCTCCTAACACAAGTTATACTACTGGGGTACAAACTACAGGTTCTATACTTTTATCCACGTTGGGAAATATAACTGCTTCAACAACCGCTAATACAAATTCAACAACAACAACATATGGTTACCAAACAGATTACTATACTTATTTTAGAATTATCTTTACAAATACACTAGCTGCAACTGTTTCTGCATTATATAATGTATACTCTACTAATTATTGCCAATTTGGATGGACGCCATATTTCATTTCCACTAATATTACTAATATTTCTCAATGGAATGATAAATCGGGAACCGGAAATAATATGATTCAAGCCACTAGTGGTTCCCAACCCGTTTTATCAAATTTATCGAATGGTATACAGGCTTTAAATTTGGCAAGTAGTAAATATATGATAAATACTACTATTTCTTTTCCTACAAATTATTCAGTTTTTATTGTTGGATATACAACAACAAATGGTTACGGACGTATATTACATGGTCCATATAATTCTGACTGTGGATTATGTATTGGAAGTGGCAACGTAAACACAAATTTAATGTCTATGGTAGGAACTACTCCAACTTCTTGGAGTAGTAGCGAAGTAAATACATCATCAAATGGTTATAGTACAAGTGTAGCAAGTTTATGTATAATGGAAATGACAACCAACAATACAACAAACGGTTTATTAACTTACGTAAATGGTTATCAATTAGATGCTAAGAATGGAACAAATAATGGATTTACCGGATTGAGTATTGGTGCTGGCGTTTTTTCAGGAGGTTCAACCAGTCAATTTTGGAACGGCTATATATGCGAAGTCCTTGTTTTCAATAGCGTCTTATCAACTACCAACCGCCAATATGTCGAAGGATATTTGGCATATAAATGGGGCATTCAGTCTAGTTTACCAGTCACACACCCTTATTATCAATTTAAACCAACATCGATTACTGGTTGTACATTATGGTTAGATGCCACCGACAATACAACAATTACACAAGCAAGTTCTGTTGTAAGTCAATGGAACGATAAATCGGGAACCGGAAATAATATGACTCAAGCGACTAGTGGTTCACGACCCGTTTTATCAAATTTATCGAATGGTATGCAGGCTTTAAATTTTGCAAGTGGTAAATTTATGTCAAATACTACTATTTCTTTTCCT